GGTCGTTGACGACGTTAAAAACATCAAAGCAGAGGCCAGCACCGAGCATGAGGGCAACGATGCGAGCGTGGACATTGATGTCGACGACTGGCCGGACGGTGTCGACATTGTTAAGCTGGTCGACGGCTACAACCGTGATGTGCAAGAGCTGTTTCAAGCGGACGATGACATGGAGTATTTCGACATCGAACTGCATCAGACAGAAGAGACGGGAACGCCAATGACCACCCCCGAGCCGGTCAGCTTTACAAAAGACGAAGGTAAGATCGAGTTTACCGACGACGACTACGATGCCACTGACGAGCTGGAGTTAACCATCAAGTTGAAAGAGGGGTACCAGCATCCGGAGCTGCAGGAAACGGAATGGACGGTAACGCTGACTGTGGTGGATGGCGGCGACTAATAACGAACACGAGACCAGCGGGCGGCGTTTGTCGTCCGCTTCTGCAGAAAGGTGCGGTGATGATGGGACTAGCAAGCTTTAACCGTGCCCGGCGTCTGGCGGCGGAAAAAGCAGTTAGGGAAGCGGAAGAACAGCGGGAGAAAAAAGAGGCGGCTACACTGCCGGACTACCAAGCCTGGCTATACGCCGACCTACGCAAAGAGGCCGCCAGCCGGAAGGTTGATCGTTACTACGACATGAACAAGCAACAGCTGATCGAAGCGTTGCGGGGGTGATCACATGTACGTATCACGGGCGGAAGCGGACCAGTATTTTGACGCACACATGCGGTCGGCCGATTGGGATGCACTAACGGATGATCAGAAAAACGCCGCCATCCGAGCGGCGACAACGTCTATCGACGTGCAGCTGTACCAAGGCTTGAAAGCCGAAACCGACCAAGAACGGGCGTTCCCGCGCAAGTACAAAACCCGGCGGGGGTGGATCGTCGAAGAAGATATTCCCGACGCCGTGTTGGACGCCTGCTGCGAAGAGGCGGTCGCATTGGCCACCGCTACTGACGACGCAGCCCAGCGGGGTGTAACACAAGTGCGAGCCGGTGATGCTTCCGAGACATACGCCGAGCAAGTGGTGGCGGAAGCACGGACGGGTCACCTGTCGAGGGAGGCCAAGCTGCTCCTGCGGGGTTGTTTGTCAGGAGGTGTCGCTATACGATGAGCGTCATGCGACGCAACCAGGCAGCTACGTACTGGTACCCCACCGGCAATGGCAGCTGGGGCGAACCGTCATGGAGCGACCCGCAGATTATCCGTGTACGCTGGCAGGACAAGACGCAGCTGATACGCGACAAGGAAGGCAAAGAGATTGTGGCGGATGCCGTAGTGTACACCGGCAAGGCCATCGACTTGGAAGGCCGCTTGCAAAAGGGCGAGCACACAGGCAACCCCGGCGCCGATGCCAGGGAACCCAAAACGCTGCAGCAGCATGTGCGTGTCGACGGCAAGACGGATCACTGGGCGGTGTATTTATGATTGAGCGCATCGGCGGCATTGATAAGGTCAGTCGCAACCTGGACAGGCTTATCAAACAAACTACGGATGTGCAGCCGCAAGTGCTGACCCAAATTGGCACGCACTTAGAGTCCGAAGCCAGCCAACTTGCACCACTTGACAAAGGCGATTTGCGGGGAAGCAGCACGACGGAGCTGATGGACCGCAGCCGGGTCCGGGTGTCGTTTACGGAGCGGTACGCATTGGTCATGCACGAAGATTTGGAGTACAAACCGCAAGAGCCGGGGACGGGTCCGAAGTACTTGACCGGACCGCTGAAACGCAACGAGCAACAGTATATGCGCCGCATTATCGACGCAAATCGAGTGAGGTGAGGCTGTGAGCGCTGCATACGACATCGCCAAGATACTGGAGGACGAAGACCTGGGTGATTTGTGGGCCGGGTCTGGTTGGTCCATACACGTCGGCCAAGAGCCGGCAAAACCCGACACGTGCATCACGCTATACGACACACCAGGGTCACAGCCGCACTATGCAGATGAGATTGAGTACCCGGGCGTGCAGGTGCGTGTCCGGGGAGAAGGGGGCGCCGGATACCCCACAGCGTACAGCAAGATACGCAGCATCAAAGACACGCTGGTGTACCACGGCGTGTGGCATGTGCCAGAGGACGAGAACGAAGAGAACGGAAACAGCAACGGGACGGGCTATACCGTCTGGTGCGAAGGCAGCGAGCATTGGCTGCAGCACGACGAGAATAACCGTCCTATTTTTGTGCTTAACCTGAGAACGCAAAGGAGTGACACAGCATGAGCACACCAGTAGCCGGCAAAGTAAGTGAACTGACGTTCGCCGGCAGCGACGTCAAGGGACGTGTCGACTGGAACTTCAATTTGGATAAAACCGAGATCGACGGGTCGCACATGGACATTACAGGCGGATGGAGCAAGTTTCTGCAGGGCCGCAAGAACGCCACCATCGGCGGCACGCTGCGGTATATCGAAGATGACGCAGGGCAGCTGGCCCTGATGACAAACGCGTTCGCGGATGGGGATACAGAGACGGTCACATTCAAGTTCGAGGAAGACGGCCAGGAGTACAGCGCCAGCGGGTTTGTCACGAACGTCAACCCGTCGCCACCAGACGAGGACGTGACCAATATGTCGTTTACTATTCGGCTGACCGGCAAGGTCACCGAGGTTATCTAGAACAGGAGGGTGAGCTATGGCAAATCCAGTTGCTGGTAAAGTTAGCAAGCTAGAAATTGCGGATTGGGACACGGATATGAGCGAATGGAATGCGTACGTCAACGTCGGCGGCCGGGTCGATTGGAACTTTAACATTGACAAAACCGAAATTGACGCAGGACACATGGACCAGGAAGACGGCTGGTCCGACTTTTTGCAGGGCCGCAAAAACGCTACGTTAGGCGGCACGCTGCGGTATATCGAAGACGACGACGGACAAGAGATCATCATCGACGATGCGTTTGACGACGACGGCCACGGCATCAAAGTCAAGTTTAGTCTGGCCGGCGGCGGTACGCCGCAGGAGTGGGAGTCCGAAGGCTTTGTGACCAACATCAACCCCAGCCCGCCGGACGAAGACGTAACGAACATGAGTTTCAACATCCGCTTGAACGAAATCAGCGAGGTCTAAGAAAAAGAAAAACTAGCTTGCTAACGGGGGTATTGTATTATGCGCAAGGTCGCAGAAATCGAACTGGCAGGACGGAACTGCACGGTGAAGTTGAACAACCTATCCATCGCCAATGCCGAAAAACATTTGGGCAAGCCGATCACAGCAGTGCTGCAGGAGGGACTGGGCATGGAAGCGCTGCACGTGCTGCTGTGGGTCGGCATGCGCACGTACGAGCCGAAGCTGAAGCTCAAAGACGTGTATGAACTAGTCGACGAAGCTATGGACGAGGAACCCGAGAAATATCAAGAACTGATGGAAATGATTGTGCAACTGGTACTGGGCACTATGGGCATTGAGACGGACGAAGAACCGGAAAAAAAGCCGGCGGCGAAGCCGAAGCCGAAGGCATCGACTACTACGGACAGCTAAAGTACGCCATGCGCATGGGCATCACGCCTAACGAATACTGGGAAATGGACCAGATGGAGTACCGTGCGTGCGCCGAGGGGTACAAGGAGCGCATGGAGGACCGGATGCAGGAAAACGCCGTGTTGGCGTGCTGGATTGTCAACAACATGCCCATACCGTTGATTAAAGGGCGCAAGGCGCTGCAACCGAAACAACTCCTGGGCAAGCAGAAAGAGGCGCCCAGCTTTAGCAGCGCTTCCGATATGAGACAATGGCTGAAAAAGCAGAAAGCGCAGGGTGGTGAGTAAATGGCTAGTTTAGGCGAAGCGTATGTCGAGCTGGGTGTCAGGGACCAAAACTTAATTCGGGGCTTAAACCGTGCACAACAGAAGTTGGAAGGCTACAACCGCAGCATCCAGCGTGTCGCCCGGCGAGCCCAGCTTGCCACGGCTGCGCTGTCGGGGAGTATTATGCTTCTGACACAGCGGTCGGCCAAATATGCTGACGAAGTTATGGGCATGGTCAAGCAAACCGGCATCGCTGCGGAGTCCATCCAGGCGCTAGGGTTTGCGGCGGAACAGTCCAATTCGGACATGCAGACGTTGCAGCGGGGACTGCGCAGCTTTGGCCGGCGTGCAGCGGAAGCCGCCAGGGGTAACAAGCAGCAGTTGGAAGGCTTCGAAAGACTTGGCGTGCAGTTGACCGACAATGAAGGCCGCATGCGCACCATGGAAGACTTGCTCATGGACGTAGCAGATGCCACAAAGGAACTGGGCAGCGAGGCAGAGATGTCCGCTGCCCTTATGCGTGTTATGGGCGACACCGGGCGTCGCTTGGTGCCATTTATGCGGCAGGGTGCGGACTCTATCGACGAACTGATGCAAAAAGCCCGGGAGCTGGGCATCGTGACCAGCGAACAGGCAATCCGTGGTCTGGCACGCTTTAACGACGAAAGCAACCGCTTGCGGGGCCAAGTGACCGCTTTGGGACGAGAAATTGCTGTGCAGTTTGTGGGTCCGCTGACCGTATTGAATGAGTATCTTTCGGCGGGCATACAGCATTTGCGTAGCTTGGATCAAGAAACACGGGACACCATCACACGGGTGGTCATGTTCGGCGGCGTCGTGTTGAGCGCGGTTTCGGTGCTGGGCGTCTTAGCCACCGGTCTGCTGTTGGCGGTCAAAACATTCTCGGCTCTAGGCGCTATCGTCGGTGTCGTTACCAGCCCCATTGTGATGGCGCTGGCCGGGGTGGCAGCGGGTGCCTATGTGCTGTACACGGCATGGGAACAGAACTGGCTGGGCGTGCGCGACCTGGTCACATCGGTGTGGGAGCGGTACCTACAGCCGACGTTTGACGCCATTCGTACACGACTGGAT